CTCTCGTGAAAGTCCTTCGATACAGATTTTCATTGCATGACCAATTGCTTCAACCGGCATACCTTCAAATGTTTTTTCAAAAGAACGTGGTGCAATTGCTTTGAAGATTCCAACCAGTTGACCTGTCTTAATTGGCTGAACCGCAGTTTGTTGATTAGTAACCATAGCTGTCATTGCCCTGCTCCTCTTTTGCGATCAGCTGTTGGATTTCATCCCAGCGAGATGGTTTTGGGTTTTGTTGTCCATGGGCTGTGTTTTGATTTTTAATCCACTCCGCCTTAAATCCCTTCCATGAGTTCACAACACAGTGTTCAAGGACTTGATTTAAAGTGAGGCCAGATTTTTGTTGTTCAGAGATAAGGGACTTGAATGCTGTTTCTGAATTAACGGCTTTCTTCGCTTTACGAACTTCCATGTATTCAGAGATAAGCTTTTGATCTGCTCCTTGAGAAACTAGAGCTTTGGCAAAGTTGAATTTTTCCTTATATATATTGGTATTCTCTGATGTAGTCTCTGCTGTATTCTCTGTATTAGTTTGGCGCTTTCCGCCATTACTGTTTGGCGGATTCGTACATTCTAGTTTGGCGGAATCCGCCATACTGGATTGGCTGTTTTGTGCATACTGAATAAGAGCGGTATAAAGCGCGTCATGCTCGACTTTAAAGTGGACTTTGCAAGGCACACCGCGCTTATGCTCAGATACAAACCCAAGCTCACGCAATTTCTTACGAGCGGTTTCTTGCTCACGACGGCCAAGGCCAGTTTCTTCTTCCCATTCATCCTGAGTTTTATAGAAAAAGCCGTTGCGATCCTTGGTGCGTTTAGACCAATACACCATCTGAGACAGCATGAGGGCGCCATTGATACCGCAACCAAGCGCCACATAGTGACGATTGAAAGCAATAGGCTTGTCGTTCATTGAGTCGATTAGAGCGACCATTTGAGGGTTTAGCATGTTCATGCGGCACCTCCCAATGCATAGCCATGGCAGCAATGTTTGCAGTCATGAAAACAATGTGGATCGTGCTGCCAGTTAATTTTTCCGCATGAAGGACAGTTGAATCGAGTCATTGGATTGCTGACCCTGCGACTGCGTTTTTTCATATGCTCTGGCATACGTAGACCAGCACCAGTGATCATAGTTCGCGGATTAAGAAGTGATGCATTAAATGTGCGTCGTGCTTTTTCAGCAGCCATCTCATACGGAAGGACTACATACTTCGATTGATCAATTTGACGTGCTTCATTTTCAGTAATGATGTCTGAAACCCATAAGTCTGTAGACTTACCACCACTTCCCAGCCAAAACACATCATTGCCGTCATACAAGCCCTTTTCATATGCAACGTATGAGTTGCACCATTCCTTAAACACTGAGGTATTTGGCAGGTATTGATGATCAACCTTCCACATACCTATAGCATCCACATGATCAGCAGAAACAGGATGCTCGCCATCGCGTGCATGGTTGTATTTGGCTTGTGCTTCTTCCAATGTATAAACATGAGCTAAATCTAAATTTGAGGTATAACCCTTGCCATCAAGGGCATGGAAAACCATGTTTGACCCAGTGTTGCCGTGAGGTGAACGTAAATAGAATCTATTTTTCATTGCACCACCCCCTCACCAACTAACTTCTCGATAACCCATGCTTCGCCTTTTGTGGTGAACATAGGTTGAGAAAAACCAAGCTCAGTTTGCTTAAGCTCACCAAAGCCTTTATCGATAAACCATTGCTGGAATACACGTGCACGCTTAACGCCACGGCTGTAGACATTGAGTTGATCAAGGTGTTTATTCATTGCCATAGCTGACATGCCGAGCTTTTGAGCAACTTGGGTAGCGTTTAGAAGTGTTGAGCGCTCGACTACAGTGTCGAAGTACTGGACTTTGGGTGCTGCGAGTTCTAGTTGAGATTGAAGGATTAATTTCTGCTGTTCAGACTCCATGGCCATTTGCAGAATTTCCATTTTGGATAATTCGCGGTTTTCTAATTCCTTCCAACGTTTAATTACCCGATTACGCAATACGATGCTGTAACCAGTAACCAAAGTCATCGTTAGTTCTTCGTTTAGCAAATATTCAGTTTGCTGGCGGTTCATGGTGTCTAAATAGATGTGAGCATATTTGCGTACATCTATTTCAAGCCCTTGAAACATAACTTCGCAATCACGCTTCACATCTGGGTGGCGCTTTTCAGTCAAGTCCGCAATTTCGCGGCTAGACATGCTCTTTTGGTTGTGATTAAATTGTGTCATTATATTCATGTTCATTTTCCTTCTCGGGTTTGTGAACAACCGGAAAAGCCTGAGGTCTGAACTCAGGCTTTTTCTCGTTGTAGAGCTGATAAATATTTTGCGCACTCGCCTTTCATGGCCTTACGCAAAGATTGAATTTTCTGTTCGATTTCTTCCAGGATGCGATCTGTCTCATCCATTTCCGCAGGTGTCACCACACCATCTTCCAGAGCAGATAAAACCTGCTTATTTGCCGCACCATTGCCAACATTCATGCCAAGCAGCGATTCAAGAACACCTAGTTCATGATCCTTACCTTGAGCTTGATCTACTGGAACCAATACAAAACCTAATTTGTGCGCCCATACTTTTAATGGAGCTGGGTTTTGCGTATAAGTCAGCATTGCTTCAAATGCTTTCAGACTCGGCAGATGGTTTTCCATGTTTGGATTGGCATAGTTCAAAATCGTGTTATGAGACACGCCAACAAGATCAGCTATCTCTTTTGGAGTAATGCCGTTCGACTGGTGCACCATCTTGTGCAATGCGGTTTTGGTCTCTTTCGATATATCCATGTGAACACCTTGTTTACTTTCACGTTTATTTAATTCACCCACCAGACCATAATTCTCTTAATGGTTAAGCAGCTTCCGGTTTGCGTTTGATGGGTTTCTTTCCTTTCGATAGGTCGCGAATCTGATATTCACGAACTAAAGGGATTCTTTCTTCAGGCCACTGACTGATGGCGTTATGGGTAATTCCTAACTTTGCTGCTAACTGCGTTACAGTGCAGTCCAGTAGAGTTAAGGCTTCAGATTTAGTCATCTAACTTACCTTAAAGTAATTTAACTTACTTCATTAAACTACATAAAACTTACCTAGTCAATTGGTAAGATTACTTACGTTATATTTTGTGGGACTACCATGGAAACTCTGGGTGTACGACTTAAAAGATTGCGAAATTCAAAAAAAATAACTCAGCAAAAATTAGCTGACGCAATTGGCGTATCTAAAACTTCGGTTATTTATTGGGAGAAGGATGAAAACACTCCTAAGCATGATAGTTTGACAGCGCTTGCGAAAGTTCTAGGCACAACTACAGATTGGCTTACTTCTGGCAAAGAAGGTGATGCTCCTGCTCGACAGGAAGATGAGAGAGAAATATTCTCAAATGTAAGACCAACAAAAAGGAAATTAAGGAAGATTCCGGTGTTAGATTTTGTTCAGGCGGGTATGTGGAGAGAGGTTGTGTATGATGGCATGCATCCAAAGGATGAAACCTTTACAACCTATGAGGGTAGAGATCCTAATGCAGTTTTCTCTTTAGAGGTTGATGGCTTGAGTATGGCTCCCGACTTTATGCCAGGTGATGAAATTGTAGTAGATGCAGCTTTAGAGCCAAAGCCCGGATCACTGGTGGTGGCGCAGGAAATTCAACATGGTGCAGCCATGACCACATTTAAAAAATATCGCGTAGTCGGTGTGAATGAGCATGGTGTGGATATTATTGAATTGGTGCCACTAAACCCTGATTTTCCTACTTACAACTCAGCTCAAATCGAAATTTCAATAATTGGCGTTGTTGTTCAGCACCATAAAGATTTTAAATATTAAACCTATTCATCCCTAGTAAGCCTTAGAAATGACCCGCTTTCGAGCGGGTTTTCTTTTGCCTGCGGAAAAATAAAAAAGTAAGTTTTACAGAAAATGGTAATTTTTATTACTATTAAGCTTGACCATATAGGTAAGTTAACTTACTATAAATCTCACAAACAAAGAAAAGCCCCAACGTAGCGGTAACTACTTGAGGCATGACCCACCCTGAATGTGAGTGAGATTATTATGAATACAAAAGTTGATGAAGGCAAGCTGATTAGTGGGAAAGAAGCGCTGATTGCTTTGGCGAATGGTGAATCTGTACAAAAAAGATCAGATTCTTGGGCTGGTGATCATTGGTTAGATATCTCCAAAAAAGAACCATTTAACCTTGAGTGCTTTCTTAGTGGTTTGAATCGTAATGGTGAAACCATTAAGTTCCGCCTAAAACCCCGCACCATCACCATCAATGGTATTGAAGTGCCTGCGCCTTTTGAGCCGAAAGATGGCGATACTTGTTTTATTTTAGACACAGAACAAGACGAAGGTTTTTATAGGTTTACCTTTAGTGAGAATTCTGGAATTCACAAGAACTACGTTTATCTTGGCGCATGGCGCACCGAAGAAGAAATCAAACAAGTTGTTGCAGCCCTTCGCCAAGTATTCGGAGGCAGCCATGACAACTAAATCCAATATTCTCAAGTCTGCATTCATTGCAGCATCAATCAGCGCGGGGATAGCAGTAGCTTACGCTTTCCAGCCTGCCAAAGTGGCTGATGATAATCCTCAAGTGGTTATCACCGCTCAAAAATATGAAGTGCTTAAACGTACTTGCCATGAAACCTGTGTTGCTACTGTCAAAGCTGACGATTACAGCGTCTATGTCGAGTATGCACTTGATGATGCCTCAGTCGAGTTTCTGGACATTCTGAATGTGGTTCATTTTGACAAGACTGTGAATGCTTACATTGATCGTTACGAGATTGTGAAAATTAATGCTGCGATTGCTGGGGGTATGAAGTGATGGAAATTAAAGAAATCAGAACTCACCACATCCCCGCTCAAGATGGTGTAGACCCAATTGATGTATTCATTGTGTGGTATGGCGAGCACAAATCACAAGTAACTATTCGCTGTTGGGATAAAGCTTGGACTGGATACCGCGGAGGCCACCATACACCACGTGTAGAAGACTACTTGGTTGATTGTGTGGAAAAAGGAATGACAGACCACTTGGTAATGCTGTTTTCAAGAACGATGCAAAACTCAGAACTTAGCTGGCTAACAAAAATTATCAAGAACATTCATAAGCACTTAAAAAGCAGTGAGGTGCCAGCATGAACACTTACGCTCAATTCTGTGGATGTGGTGCGGCAATGCGACCTATCAACCACATCGGGAGCCAGTCTTTATTCCTGTGCCGTGATGGTCATAACACCCGAGTAACAGACTGCAAAGTGAATGAAGATTTTACCCGTGATTTGTACTTTTCAGACCTGCCAAGCTTCAAGGTTGATTCTGATCTTTCAATTGAAGATAACGTGCTGACGTTTGGTTTGTATCGTCAGATTGGTGAAAACCTGTGGGCAACGGCTGATTGTTCAATGCCTGTATTGCCTCACACGATGACTGAGATGCGCAGCTCGAATAGTGATATGCGATATGCCGAGCCAGTGGATATTGATTCTTGGTTGGTGGTGAAAGATACACCTGTGACTTTGCTGGATGTTTGGAATTTTGAAGCTAAAGAAGACCAGACATTTACGCTGAATGATGAGCAGATTAAAGAATTACAGCGTCTTGTGAATGAGTACGCGGAACAACTATTTGAAGAGGTGGTTTGAGATGAATGCACCAGTACAACATACAACCAAGACTTTCTTTGATCGCCCTGTGGTTCAGGAAAAATTAAAAGAGCTTGTTGGTAAAAATGCCCCTGCTTTTGCAACTTCTGTTTTGCAGATCGTGAACAGTAATTCGATGTTGATTAATGCAGATCCACAAACAGTATTTAGTGCTGCTTGTATGGCTGCGACATTGAACTTACCAATCAATAACAACCTTGGTTTTGCTTACATTGTTCCATTTAAGAACAACAAGGAAAACAAGATCGAGGCGCAATTTCAGCTTGGATATAAGGGGTTCATTCAGTTGGCACAGCGTTCAGGTCAGTTCAGCCGTATTGCTGCAACACCTGTTTATGAGGGTCAGCTGCTATCTGAAAATCCATTGCTTGGCTATGAGTTCGACTGGACTGTGAAGCCGCAAGGAAATCCGATTGGTTATGTAGCTTTCTTTAAGCTCTTAAATGGCTTTACTGCTGAGCTATACATGAGCAAAGAGGAAGTTACTAAGCATGCCAACAAGTATAGCCAGACCGCTAAAAAAGGCTATGGCGTATGGAAAGATCAGTTTGATGCTATGGCGCTAAAAACAGTCTTGAAGTTGTTGCTGTCAAAACAAGCACCACTTTCAATTGAGATGCAGTCCGCTGTATTGGCTGATCAGGCTGTGGTTCGCAATGTTGAGAATAATCAGTTTGATTATATCGACCATCAGGAAACTGTTGCTGATCTCGAAGCACCAAAACCAACGCTGAATGATGATGAATTCAATGCAGCACTTGAACAGCTCAATGCTGGCGCGATTGATAAGGCTTATATTTTGGATGGTTACACGCTAACAGATGCGCAGCGTGTTGCAGTGGAGGCTCAATAATGAAGCTATTCCGATGCTCTTCCCTTCATAAACTTATTGGTGATGGTCGCTCTAAAGCGGCTGTCATCAGCGACACCGCAAAGTCGGCAATCCGTGACATTGTGAAAGAAGATTTATATGGCTTCCGCTCATTCACCGGCAACCAGTACACAGCCAAGGGAAATCTGCTTGAGGATTTAGCAATTGAAATGTCTGGAAAGATGCGTTTCAAGAAGTTCAAAAAGCATGAAGGTCGAGTGAATACAGACTTGATCACTGGTGAGTGCGACATCCTGGACTTAAACACACCAACTATCGGTGATACGAAATGTACTTGGGATATTGGCACCCATCCTTTCTTTATGGATGAGGCAATCGAGAAGGTTAAAAAGGCTGGTTATGACGTGCAGCTGCATGGTTACTTCATGGTCTATGAGGACTGGCACCTAAAGACTTTTGGTAAAGAAATTAAGTTTGAAAGTGGCTTTATTGATTTCTGGTTATTCCCTTGCCCTGTTGAACTCACAAAGGATTGGGATGATCGAGAGCAATTGATCGATATGGTTGAAGCTATTGATATTCGAGACCGTTTAACTACTGTGACGATTGAGCGTGACGAGGCAATCATTCAGAAGATCAAAGACAAGATTCCTCATTGCCAGGAGTATTACGCAAAGCTTATGGCTGAGCGTAGCAAGGGAGTGAAAGCAGCATGAAAAAACCAACTCTAGTCCATCCGCTCATGACTGAAGCATTCATTATCTGGCTGCTCAGTATTGGCTACAGAGCAACGGTCAATCAGCATGGCGTTCGCTTCTTTTGTGAAGTGGTGAATAAGAACTTTCCGCGTGATGTG